AAGTTTGGAGGGATATTAAATGTTTAAGAGCTGTAATAGATGTGGTTTTATTCATGATGTAAATAAAAAATGTTATAAAAATCGTCAAGTAAGAGGTAGAACAGATGCAGATAGATTTAGAAACTCATCTAAATGGCATCAAAAAAGCAATTACATTAGAAATCGCGATAAAAATTTATGTAGATGCTGCATAGCAAATATTTATAATACTTATCAAATTTATAATTTTAATAAACTTGAAGTGCATCATATAGTTCCGTTAGAAGAAGATATTTCAAAAAGATTAGATGATGATAATTTAATTACCTTATGCTGCTATCATCATAAGTTAGCAGACAATAACAGAATACCTAGAAATATTTTAGTTAAACTAACAGATGAAAATTGTAATTTAAAAGAAATACACGATGAGGTAGAGAAATCTGATACCCCCCCTATACCGTGAGTTCGTTATTTTTAAGAATTTTAAAACCTACCACTCACCTAAACGTGCAAATTATGCCTAAAATGAAAATTTTGGGTAGTTGATATGAAATAAGGAGATGAAAAAAATGACAAGGCCAGCTAAATCAATAGAAACAAACTCAATGAAAATGAGTAAAGAAGAAAGAAAAGCTAGAGAAGAATCTGAAAAAAATTTAAGAGGTTCTAATGATAATATTAAGCCTTTTTCATATTTAAATAAAAGGCAAAAAAATATTTTTAAAGATATATTAAAAAATCTTAATAAAGATATTTTGAGCAATTTAGATACTTATCTTTTAAATCAAACCGCTATAACAATTGAACGACTAGAAAGCTTAGAAAAAGCAATTAATGAAGCTAGTAAGGTAGTTGATGACGATGGGAAAATTAAGGATAAGTTAAATGTAAGCTTGATCTCAACATTGAAATCAGCTCGAGATATGTATTCAAAAGATTTTTTCAGATGTTGTAATGAACTATCTTTATCACCTCAAGCTAGAGCTAAGATATCAATAAACACACAGCCCACAAAGAAAAAAACTTTAATGGATATCTTAAATGATGATGAATGATTATATATTAAATCATCCAGCTTATATTTATGCACGTGAGATTGTAAGTGGGCAATTGGAACCACCAAAATTGTTTTATGAATTAAATAACAATAAAAAATTTATCACTCCGAAATATGTAAAGATTCAATGCGAGGAATTTTTAAAAATTGTTAATAATGATTCAGAAAAGTATATAATTGACCTTAAAAGATTAAAGAAAATTGATAAAATCTGCAAAATTTTGGTAATGGCAAAAGGAATAAAAGCTGGTAAAAGAATTTATGATTCACTTGCTGGTTATCAATGGTTAATAATAGTGGCAAGTTTGTGTACTGTTTATAGAAACAATACTAAAAAAAGAAGATATGAAACAGTTATATTAGAAATCTGTAGAAAAAATGGAAAAACATTTATCGTGGCTTTTATAATTTTATTGTTGTTCTATCTTGAACCTATGTATTCTCAATTTTATTCTGTTGCACCGGACGGAGCATTAGCTAAAGAAGTAAAAAAAGCAATTGAGCCTTTAATAAAGACAAATGCCGAAATTTTTGAAGAAGGTGAATTTAAATTATTAAGGGATTGTATTAGACATACACTTACCGATAGTGTTTATATTCCACTAAATTATTCGAAAGACAGAATGGATGGTAAAGAACCAAATGTTTTTGTAGCAGATGAAGTAGGTGCACTTCCGCAAGCATATCCGATTGAAGCGATGCGTTCGGGGCAATTGCTGATCGTAAATAAGTTGGGTTTTATAATTTCCACAAAATATCCAACATTTGATAACCCCATGGAGGATGAAGTAAAATATGCTAAAAAAGTGTTAGAAGGTTTGATAGAAGATGAAACAGTGTTTGCTTTGTTGTATGAACCTGATGAATCAAAAGACTGGTCATTTGATGATAATATAATTCTTCAATCTAATCCACTTGCATTAGAAATTCCAGCGGTTTATAAAGACTTATTGGATAAAAGAGCAAAAGCTATTGAAATTGAAAGTAAAAGAGAAAATTTTCTAACGAAACATTGTAATATTATTTATCAAGGTGCAGGAACAGAAAGTTTTATAGATGTAACTGAAGTTCAAAAATGCAGAACCGATAAAATAGATTGGGCTGGTAGAGAAGTTTATATTGGAGTTGACTTATCAATGTCTGATGATAACTGTGCTGTAGCAATAACAAGCAACGATGATGGAACAATTTTAGCTGATTGCATTTCTTTTATACCAGAAGGAAGAATAGAAGAAAAAAATCAGTTTGAAAAAATAAACTATTTTGAATTTATAAAAACTATGAAATGTATAGCTTGCGGTGATAGAACGGTTGATTATAAAGTAATAGAAGATTTTGTTTTTGATATTGAAAAAAAGTATGATGTTGTTGTAATGGCAGTTGGGTATGACAGATATAATGCTTTATCATCAGCACAGAAATGGGATGAAAGATTTAACACCGTACAAATTCGTCAGCATTCCGATACATTACATCCACCAACTAAACTTTTATATGAAAAAATAATTGATGGAAAATTTAAATATGAAGAAAACAAACTCCTGGAAATAAATTTTCAAAATGCTAGATGTGTTTATGACACAAATATGAATAGATATGTAAATAAGAAAAAATCTAGCGGAAAAATAGATATGGTAGTTGCACTCATAAATAGTATGTATCTATTACAACAAGATGTCTTTTTAGAAAATGGTAATTTTTTTGTACAACTTGCATAATTCACATAATTCACATCAAAACTGTGCTATAATGTAAACTAGTGAATTAGTAATGAAATAAGACAAGTTGAAATGTCTTGTTTTTTCGTTATAGAAAAGAGGTGAAGATAATGGCATTAATTGATTTGTTTTTAGAAAAAAGAGAAGTAATATCAGAAACAAAAGAAAACACAGATGTTGTTGATGATTTAATCCTAAAAAAATTGCTTTCTGGTCAAAATCTTACAAGTGATGATGCTTTATCAATTCCAGCAATATCAAGTGCTGTAGACCTATTATCTAACATGGTATCAATGTTACCAATTAAATTATATAGGTCAGAGGTTATTGATGGAAACAAAAAAGTCACTGAAGTTCTTGATGATAAAAGATTATATCTCTTAAATATAGATACTATGGATTTGCTTGATCCATTTCAAATGAAAAAAGCAATAGTTCATGATTATTTAGTAGAAAAAGGTGCTTATGTATTTATTGATAAAAAGAAAAATACTGTTAATTCTTTAAGATATATTGATCCAATTCATGTGCATTTTCAAAGTAATTTTGATCCGATATATAAAGATGTTAAATACTCTGTAGATGCTAAAGAATATGAATCTTATCAATTTATTACAATATTAAGAAGAACAAAAGATGGAATAAAAAGTGTGAGTGCTATAGAAGAAATTACTAAATCCATTGAAACAGCTTTTTCAACAATTCTTTATGAATTAGGATTAGTAAAAAAAGGCGGTGCAAAAAAAGGTTTTCTTGTTTCCGAAAGAAAACTAGGAAGTGAGGAATTAAAAACATTAAAAGATGCGTGGAATCAGTATTTTGGCGGTAATAATGAAGAAAGTGCCATTGTTTTAAATAATGGATTGAAATTTCAAGAAGCTTCTTCATCAAGTGTAGAATTACAAATAAATGAAAGAAAAAAGACTTTGAAAGATGATATAAAAGATGTTTTTCATATTCATGATGACTACAATAACACTATTAAATTTGGAGTGATGCCAATTATAAGTGCTATTGAAACAGCACTAAACAAGAATTTATTATTAGAATCTGAAAAAGGTTCTTTTTATTTTGCATTTGACACAAAGAACATTACACGAGGTTCTTTGAAAGAAAGATATGAAGCTTATAAAATTGCTTCTGATACTGGATGGATATCAAAAAATGAAATCAGAAATGCAGAAGATTATGATAGTGTAGATGGATTGGATGTTATTAGCATGACATTAGCAGATGTTCTTTATGATACAAAAAATAGGACATATTTTACTCCTAATACGGGATCCATAGTCGATTTGGAAAAAGGAGGTGATACAAATGAAAATTCAAGTGAGAAATGATAAAGTTATAATTGATGGTTATGTAAATGCTGTTGAGAGATATTCTAAAACGTTATGTGATAAAAATGGATATTTTATAGAAAGAATTATGCCCAATGTTTTTAGTAGAGCCATTGAGAAAAATCCTTCTATTAAAGTTTTATTAGATCATGATTATGATAAGGAACTTGCAAACACAAAAGATGGAACAGCTATTTTAGTGGAAGATAATATTGGATTAAGAGCAACCGTAGAGATTACTGATGAAAATGTAATTTCTAAAGCAAAAAAGAAACTTCTACGAGGTTGGTCTTTTGGCTTTTATTGTAATGAACAAGATGAGGAAGTAGGAGAAGATGGAATCACAAAGAGAAGTGTTAAAGATATTGATTTAATTGAGGTTTCCATTATTGATGATAAAAAAATTCCAGCATATATAGGAACAAGTATTGAAATGCGTGATGACAAACCTAGATTGTTAGAATATAGAAGTGAAGAGTTTGATGAAAACTCTTTTTCTTATGAAAATAACATTAACTTTGCTGATATGACTATGACTCAAAAAAGAGAAATATTATCTTTAGCATTTAGTAAAACATTTACTAATGGTTGGCTTGAAGATTTTGATAATAACTTCATATATGGAGTTATTGATGAAAATTATGAGTTATATAAAATACCATATTCAATAATTGATGGAAATGTTAATTTTGACTTGAGTAAACAAGTAAAAGTTATTAAAGGTGGTTATCAAGAAGTAAGAACAAAAGATAGGCCTGAACAATCTGAAAAGATTGACAAAATAGATTATTCAAAATATGAATTGATATTAAAAAATATGAAGGAGGAAAAAATATGAATATCAAAAAATTAAATGAAGAAAAAGCAGAAGTTCAAGCAAAAATGCAAGGACTATTAGATGGAGTAAAAGCAGAAGAAAGAGCTTTTACAGAAGACGAAATAAAATTATTCGATACTTTAAAAAGCCAAGTTGATGCTATTAATAAGACAATTGATGCTTTTGAAAAAGGTAGAGAATTAATTGATGATGATTCAAAAGAAAATGATGATTCAAAAAATAATGAAGAAAGAGCTTTAAAAGTTGAAGAAAGAGATGTAAAAGAAATTGCTAATTTTATCAGAACCAATGTCTTGAATGAAAGAGCTGGTGAATCTAACTTTTCACAAGGCCAAAATGGTGTAATTGTTCCAACAACAATTGCAAACAAAATAATTATGGCTGCTGTTAATATGTCACCAATTCTTGAAAAAGCCACTAAATATAATACAAATGGTAAATTAGAAATACCTGTGTATGGAAAAGGTGCTAGCGATGCAGACATTACTGTTGCTTATGGAGAAGATTTTACAGAATTAGTTGAAAAAGCTGGAAAATTCACTTCAGTAACTTTAAATGATTATTTAATTGGAGCCTTAGCAAAAATTGGTAATTCTTTAGTAAATAATACTGACATTGATTTAGTAAATGTAGTAATTAACATTATTGCTGAATATATAAAAATATTCTTAGAAGGTCAAGTATTAAATGGTAGCACTAATAAAATCCAAGGATGTAAAGATATTCCTGCTGGTCAAGTAGTAACTACTGCTGCAGCTGGTGTAATTGCTTATGATGATTTAGTTAAAGTAAAAAATAAAGTAATTCAAGCTTTTAGAAAGGGCTCTATTTGGGTTATGAGTCAAGAAACTCAAACAGTATTAGAAACTATGAAAGATGGCAATGACAGACCGTTATTTGTACCTGATCCAACAGGTGAATTTGATGGACAAGTTCTTGGTTATCCCGTTTATGTTTCTGATAATATGGAAGAAATTGCTGAAGAAAAATCACCAATCATTTTTGGAAACTTTAGTGGCATAGCTTTAAAAACATCAAAAGGATTAGAAATCCAAGTTTTAAAAGAAAAGTATGCTACACAACATGCAACTGGTGTTGTTGGATGGCTTCAAGCTGATGCAAGAGTAGAACATACTCAAAAATTAGCAAAATTAACTATTAAAAAATCTGCTACACAAGCAGGTAGTAACTAATGTATTTAGTTGTTAAGGGTTTTGCAAATAGTAAAATTTCGGCTACAAAAGGGAAGATAATTAATCTTAATAAAGAAGAAGCAGCTTCCCTTTTAGAAGCTGGATACATTGTTAATGCTAAAACTTCAAATGTTAGTATTAGAGAAAAGGATAAAATTATTTCTAGTTTAGAAAAAATAAATGAAAGTTTAGTTAATAGAGTTGCTGAGTTAGAAGAAGAAAATAAAAATCTTGTTACAAAAATATCTGAGTTAGAAATTTTATCAATGGAATCAACTGAAAATGTAGCAGAAGATGATTCAAACAAAGAAGAAAGTATTGACAATACAAAAGAATCAACTGAAAATGTGTCAGATAATGATTCCAACAAAAATGAAGAAGATACTGAAATTGTTGGAAATGAAGAAGAAAATAAGTAGTCAACTTAATTGTTCAGGCACTCCTGAAAGGAGGAATTAATTGATGCTTACAAAAATAAGCGAAATAGTAGTCGATGATATAATTGATTACTTGAGAATCTCTGAAACTTCGGAGAAAGAAGAAAAATATTTGAAGACTATATTAAATATTTCTAAGGAATATATACGTAAATATACTGGTTATGATAAACTAGATGATTTAGATAAGTATCCAGATCTTGTCATTGTCGTTTTTGTGTTATGTCAAAGTATGTATGATGATAGAGCTTACTACATTGATAACACAAATGTTAATAAAGTTGTGCAATCAATACTCGATTTGCATTCAAGGAATTTATTGTTATGATTAATCCTGGAAAGTATAATAAGCTTATTGAAATTATTGCGGTTGAAGAAACTTTTGATAAAGCTGGTTTTTCAGAGCTGTCTGAAAAGACAATTTTGAAAGCTTATGCTAGTGTAAAAACCACAAGAGGATATACACTGATTCAAAATGATAGTGATTTTGAAAAAGCAACAACCAATTTTACAATAAGATATCCATTAACTTTGATAACAAGAGATATGTTAATCATTTATAACGATAAAAGATATTCAATAGAATATTTAAATAATGTGAATGAAAACAATGTCGAGTTAGAAATGCAAGCTAAATTAATAAGAAAATAAATGGCAAGTTTCAAGGCAGAGATTCCAGCAGATATAATATCAAGTTTTGAAAAACTTGAATCTAGTTGTGAAGAGATGCTAGGAAATATGACAAAAGCTGGAGCTAAAGTAGTTTATAAAAATGTAATTTCAAATATGAAAAAATCTTTTAAAGATTCTTCTGATTTAGAAAAATGTTTGAAAATTACTAAAACTTATAAAACATCAGATGGTTCAATAAATACCAAAATAGGTATTTACGGATATTTGCGTGGAGATAAGAAAAAACCAGCTCCATTAATTGCAAATGCTAGAGAACATGGAACATCTAGAGGAGAAGTAAGAAAACCTTTTTTCAAAAAGTCATTTGATAAAAGAAGTATTGAAGA